AGGAGTCATAATGGTTACGTCTATCCCCTATATCGGGAAACCACGATTAGATACACGTGGACTTCCTGAAGGATACGACCCTCATAAATTATATGAGTACCGCTATGAAACCTTTAAACCGTCAAATGGTCTTGAGTCGTTTGTTTACAAACTGATGCCTGTTTCTGTCTTCAAGTCGATAGCTTTTGCTATTGACCCAACGGCTAGATTCAAAACATCAGCGGGTAAAGTAACGCCTGTAAACCGGAAGCGAGTTCGTGCCACGGCATCCGTTTTGGATCTCCGTTATCGAACTGGCCCCGTCTACCAGAGGTCCTACAGTCAAGTGTCCAATTATATGGGACACTCTCTCTGTAGTTCTCCCTTTATGGTAGATACAGTTTACAACAGTCCAGAGTTCCGAGTTGATCTAACAAGACAACCCGTGCTCGAGGATCATGTGCAAGATACGACTAATCGTACTCGACTTTTGGGTAGTGAAATAGGCGAGCTTGAGTTATTCAAGCACGATTTATTCTCTACTCCTAGGTCGGTTACGAAAACTCGTACCGAACGTAGGTACACCGATGGTGTTCCTTTTGATCCGGCCTGCTCCGCAGTCGGGGGAGTACCCGACTATGAAGTAGGAACGGACATAAGGATCTATCGGAACTACTTCGGCCATTCGGCGATACTTCCAGAAGATACTTATGATACGCTAAAGGCATCTGAGATCGACTTCAACTTAGCACTTGCTAAGTCTTATTCGGTCAAAATGTTAGCAGGCTGGTCTCCTTCAAGAAGGGAGTACAGTCTACTACGCAATGCCATAGAACTTCGTGACTTACCCCGTAGTGTGTTGCAATTACAGCAGACTATGGAGAATGTTCGCAAAGTTTTTGATTCCTTCGGTCGATCTTCGAAGACTCGAGATCTTATCTTTGATCTCAAGAAATCGTCGAAAGACATCCCAAGTGAATGGTTATCTTTTCACTTTGGTTGGAAGCAAACGTACAAAGATCTTGTGGACCTGCTCGAGCTACCCGAGAAGCTTTCAAAAAGGGTTAATTTCCTTATGAAGCGACACGGGCGCGAGAGCACGTTTCGCGTTCAGAGAGAACATCTCTCTGCCGCGTCAGGTGTCTCCGGCTTCCAGTACGATATTGATACGGGGTTCGAATTCAACTCGAAAGTTGAATCCCGTTTGGAGAGAAAATCAAAGCTTAACCTTACAGTTAATGCTACGATCAACTTTCCATATATCAATATCCCCTCACTTGCCCGTACCTACACTTGGTACGATAAAGCGGGAATCCTACCACGTTTCATCGACGTCTATAACTTGACGCCATGGACATGGCTGTTTGACTGGTTTACTGGTTGTGGTGATTACCTCTCACTTATTGAGGAAATTCAACACGATCAGAATCTAGTCAACTGGGGTATGCTCTCCGTCCACACGGAAGGAAAGCTTATCACGGATATGTACTGCGAAGTTCCACAAGAGACTCAAATCGTCAGAAACAACGGTCCGGCTGAGAACGGTTCTGTCATGAGACAGTATCGCCATCAGTCCCGTTGTGAATACGAGTGTAGAACTCGTTACGACGTTGGAGCTCTTTATGACAAAGTGAACCTAACTAGCGTGCCGTCTAGTTTAACGGCATACCAGAACTCGATACTTGGAGCAATTTTGCTCCAATTCTCGAGTAATTCCCGAGAGAAGGCATTCCGCCCTCGCTCGTAAATTTATTTCCACTAAGGAGACGTCCTATGCTAGCTGACCCTGTTGACATTGCTGCCGCATCGCCTACGCCCGCGCTTAGCTTCGCTATTGTGAAGCAAGACGGGTATGGCTCAGAGCGTCGTGATGCTACTAACGGTTATTCCGTTATTACGAATCACCAAACTCTGAAGGGCGGTGGTGACAAACATTATCTGCAGATTTTGCAGACTGTTGTCGCCCCCGATCCTATTACGGGCGTGAACAAGAAGTATGTTGCTTCTTGCTCACTTACAATCGTACGGCCGATCACCGGTTTTACTGATGCTGCTATGGTAGCATTGTGTAAAGCGTTGACCGATTACCGTGACGATTCGCAAGTCACTACTGCAAAGCTCATTGGCTTCCAGTCATGAACCATGGGAAAGGGTTTCATCATCCTTTTCCTGGCACTTATGAGCTGGGGGCTTATGCTGCTTTTGTTATTTGCATTAGCTTGGTTGGTGTCATATTGGTACTTTCCAAATGACTACCTTCCAATGCATATGCAATAACTTTGCCGCCGACATCGACAAAATCGTTGTCTGGTGGCAAGCAGTAATTAAGGCCATTTCTATTTAGGCCTGAGGTGAAGTTAGCGGACTCGGAATCAAACACCCCATAGGAGGATTGATGAAAAGTCCGATAGCACTCCTAGACAACCTTGCTGATGACTTAGCAAGGTTGAATCCTGACGTGAAAGGCCTTGAGAGAGATGTCATCACTCTCAAGTTACGTTTCGAAAACGAGGGCTATGGCTTCCTAGCCATAGCACTACCTGCTTTAGATCTTGCACTCTTGCAAGGCCTAGATACTGGTAGGTTCACCTGCCCCACGGGTTTTAAAACGATCCGTGAGGGAACAATCCCGAGACTCTTTTCGGGTATGTTCTGTGAAGTTTTCGATCCTAAGTCTGGACTACTTAAAGAGAACATCGATTTAGGTGTTCTGAAGGCGCTTCACGGCGTGCTTCTACTCTTTAAGAAAGTGCGTCTTGGC